AACTTCGTGAGCAGATTGATGATTCCTTTCCTGACCGCGATAGAAAGTCCGATGGTTGGATAGGCGATGCTCGTCACTCAGCAAAGAAGTCAGATCACAACCCTGATTATTCCAATAAAAATAGTGAATGGGCAATGGTCAGGGCTATTGATGTGGACAAGGATCTCGACTCACGCGCCAATACAGGTGCTTATCTTGCCGATCAGATTCGCCTATGCGCCAAGAAAGACAAACGAATCTCTTATGTTATCTTCGCAGGAAAGATTGCCTCAGCTAAATCACTTTGGTTTTGGAAGTCTTATTCTGGCGTTAATCGCCACGACAAACATATACATGTCAGCTTTAGTAAAAAAGGCGACCAAAACGGTAGCTGGTTTGATATACCGATGCTAGGAGTAAATAGATGAACATGAAGAACCCATTAGTCCTTACTGCTGGAGCATTTCTCTCAGCTTGGGCTGCAAGCAATTTTGATGTCGATTACCGCGCAATCCTTTGGGCGGTGTTAGCAGGCGTATTCGGTTATGCCACGCCTAAAAAGTAATGTCAGCCCAAGACTGGGCGGCTGTTGTAGCTGTTGCTCTGACCGTTATTGGTTCATTTATTGGTGCTGTGAAATGGTTGGTAAAGCATTACCTAAACGAATTAAAACCAAATTCAGGAAGTAGTATGCGCGACCAAATCACTGCGCTTGAAGCGCGTGTCGAAACGATTATCCGCATCCTAGAGAGGTAACAATTATCTCATGGCAAGAAAAGCAACTAAGGCATTAGAAGATCAAGGCTATTCAGAGCTTGATGCTTTTTGCATTGGGTTACATGAATACTACAAATCACTCAAACGCGCAGGTTTCCCTGAGTCTGTTGTTTTATTTATGATTACAGAACCACAAGCCTATCCTGCATGGATTTTGCCTACGCCAATCGATCCCGAAAAATTCGGCGATTACGAGGATGACGATGAGGATGAATGACAAAAACAAAATCTCGAATTTTGGTAATCAGCGACCTTCAAATTCCATATCATCACGAAGCAGCAGTTAAGAATCTAATCAAGTTAGTTAATCGAGAGAAGTTTGATTTAGTATTAAATACAGGCGATGAGCTAGATATGCAGGCTCAGTCGAAATGGGCGAAGGGGACAGGATTAGAGTGGGAAGGGCAGCTTGATGCTGATAGAACGCTTGCGCAAAACATACTCTGGGATTTACGCACAACAGACATTACGCGTTCTAACCACACTGATCGGTTGTACCACACATTACTCAGAGGAGCGCCGAGCCTCATAGGATTGCCAGAACTTGAGTATCCAGCCTTTATGGATTTTAAGTCTCTAGGTATTCGATTCCATAAGAAGCCTTTTGAGTTCCACCCTAATTGGGTTTTGGTTCATGGCGATGAAGGATCAATGAATTCCAATGCAGGACTCACAGCTTTAGGTCTAGCAAAGAAATTCGGTAAATCCGTAGTCTGTGGCCATACCCATAGGGCAGGCATCAGTGCCTATTCTGAAGGCATAGGGGGCTCATACAGGACTTTATGGGGCGTAGAGGCAGGGAATGTCATGGATAAGAAGAAAGCCTCTTATTTGAAGGCTGGAGCGGCTAATTGGCAGATGTCTGTGGCTATCCTAGAGACTCACGGGAAGAACCTCTCGCCTATGCTTATTCCTATCAATAAGGATGGCTCATTCACCGTGTATGGCAAGACCTACGGCTAAGCATGGATACGCTCATAACGGACATTTTTCCTGTTTATCGCACCATTGACGACTCGATGGACGATACAGAATTGTTACCATTTCGTTATCAAAATGTGCTTGATTTAGCATAACCCTATGCAACACTAATCCTGTAACCGATCGAGGGCATCAGTTACGGAAAGGCAAGACAATGGGCGCAATGAAGGCAGTTTATATGGACATGGCTGAGGACTTTGAGAACCTCAACGAAACATCAATGCAGTTCAAAGGCAATAACTGGGAAGCTCAGGATGGTCGCTTTGAAGGCAATGTAAATTACAATCTCGATTACATCTACTGGTTTGACAACTATGCCAATCTCATGGCAGCTCGTACTATCCTGCAAGACTTCGGCAATAGCTATGAAGTTCTATTTGACGATGCTTTAGGTCAATGGACACTAATCACTGATTATCAGTCAATGTCTTGGAGCAACTAATGTCACCATTCCTATGCTTCGTATTCGGCATGACATTTTTAACAATCGGCTACCTTATGGGAGTCAATATCGGTAGAGAACAAGGCCATAGAGATGGCTACCTGAGAGGTCGTGCAGTTTCACGACAAGAATTCTGGAGAGAATAAGTGGATGCTAAAAACCTACTCATTGAAGCAAAGTCCGTCATTGAAGATCGAGGAATGGACTACGGACACCCATCGGACAATATGGCAAGAACCGCAAGACTTTGGAGTGCCTACCTTGAAATACCAATTGAGGACTATCAGGTTGCAGCTTGTATGGTCTTGGTCAAACTCGCAAGAAGCATGGAAGGTTCAAAAGTTGATAATTACATCGACATGCTTGGATACGCAGCAATTAGTGGAATGTTAAGAACAGAGGAGAATGAGCTTTATGTTTAATCTTGATGAGTACACCACGGTTAAAGAACGCATCAAACTGTTCTGGGAAAAATATCCAGATGGCGCGATATTTACAGAAATCTTGGACTGGAGCGACACACGATTCATTACCAAGACTTCTCTATATCGCCTTTGGACTGATGAAAGACCATTTGCTACAGGTCATGCAAAAGAAGAAGTTGCAGAGCGTGGCGTGAATAGGGATTTTGCTTTAGAGAACTGTGAGACTTCCAGCGTGGGAGTTGCCATGAAAAATGCCAATATAGGTACGGACAAGCATGGCCCTAGTCGTGAAGAAATGATTAAGGTTACTAAACTACAAATGTCCAAGCCTAAAGAGTATGTACCAGTAGAAAAAGAAGATGATCCGTGGACTATTAAACATGTGCCAGCACCTACAACATCAGCAGAGGCGGTTGCAGTGGTAAAAGACATCATAGGCGGAACGACTGACAAAGATGTGCCGCGCTGTGTTCACGGGGCGATGCACTGGGCTCACGGAATGACGAAAGCAAATAAGCCGTGGGGTCATTTTAAGTGCATGGCAGCAGCTACAGGTGAGATAAACAGATGCCCTAAAGGTGAAGATGTTATTTGGTATGAAATAAGTCCAGAAGGTAACTGGAGACCACAAAAGGCTAGATCCTGATGGATAACAAAGTCATTGTTAAGCATGATGCGAGAGAAACATCGAGGATTGCAGCTGAACGCATTTATCCTAAGTCAGGCTCAATACGCTTAAAGGTTTATGAGTACCTGATTAGACAAGGGCTTCGAGGAGCTACTGATCAAGAAATGCAGCTGAACTTAAACTTATCTGGAGACACTATTCGACCAACTCGAATGACATTGCTCAAAGATAATTACATAATCGATTCGGGCGAAACTCGAAACAATTCAAACGGTAATCCATGCGTAGTATGGCGTGCGGTTGATGAAGGGATGATGTTCTGATGGGCGAAATGGTAATATTTGAGAATGGCAATGCCACCATCATGGGCGGAGAGCTCGAAGAACCGCAGGATATTGTTATCTATTGCGATCTTTGCAATGAGCCTGTGGCTATTACTCCAGAAGCTAATGACAAGGTATTTATTACCTGCTTAAGATGTCACGCCGTCAGTCACATTAAATTACAAACATCAAAAGAACCTGATGAGTCAGCAGAGTCGTAAGCATCGAGGGTACGCGACCGAGAGACTGGTGGCATCGTTCTTGCAGCAATGGTGGCCACACGCTAGCGTAGGTCGAGGTCAAGGGAAAGATGTTCTCGGCGTTCCGTTCGACATCGAGATCAAGGCTAGAAATTCCCTAGACATAAGTGGAACGCTCCGCCAGATCAAAGCACGCACTTCGAAGTCGGGGGAGCTCGGATTTGCGTGTTTCAGACTTAACGGAATGGGATCTGCATCAGTCGAGCAATTCGTCTGCATGCTGCCGTTAGGTGATCTGGTGGAGCTTCTGCGAAAAGCAGACTATGACCGAATACCGCCAGATATTGATTGGGAAGCGGCAGTTGAACGATGCGATAAATGTGGAAGTCAGAAAATCAAACATTGGAGATGTAAGACTTGTGAGAAAGAAGCGACTAATGCCGATGTATGAATATAGATGCCCTATTTGTAATACACAGATGGAGCTTGAATTATCTATGGATCATGACTTGGTGAGATGCACAGATTGTGGTGCTTTAGCTAATCGAATCTACTCAGCGCCTAATGTCGTATTTAAAGGAAAGGGATTCTACTCAACAGATAAATAAATGTGATGTGATTCACATATTCATTATGTCCTGATATGTCCTAATTTAATATGAAATGAGGTCTTGACATGACCAGTACACTCAGAGGGCTAGAGCACCCCAAGTGCTCAGAGCGAGCCGCTAGGCGGATAGCTCGCTCGGTAGCAATCGTGTTAGGGGGAGCTCTATGCTTCTCCGTTGTATCAGCAGCTAGTGCGACAAACGATCCAACAAAACGCATAACTTCTAAGCAGTATGCAGCAGGTCAATTAACAGTTAAGAACTACAAATGTTTAGCAACTTTATATGGAAAAGAATCTGCTTGGAATTGGAAAGCAGTAGGTAACTTAACTGGTACTCAAAGAGTCTATGGAATACCACAAGGTAAAAGTGAGTGGTTAAAGACAGCTAATCCATTACAACAGATTGATTGGGGCTTACGATACATAGGACATAGGTATGGCTATGTGCGTACAATAGAGGGTATGCAACCTAATACATGCAAAGCTTTAGATCATTGGAAGCGTAAAGGATGGCATTGAACCCTAGTCATAGAGAGCTTGGCACTCAGCGTTGGAAAGACCAGCGCTTGCGTGTACTCAAGCGTGACTCATACATCTGTCAATACTGTGGTGAAGAAGCAACTCAGGTTGATCATGTAATTCCAAGAAGTAAAGGCGGTGGGCATGATCTTGATAACCTATTGGCTTGCTGTGCCAAGTGCAACACGCTTAAGGGTGCTAAAGAAGGGCTTTTTTTAGGCAGAGGTTCTACCCCCCCTGTCTTTTCGGGCATCCTCTCTCCAAAA